AGCGCAGGCACGAGCCACGGTGTCTGGGTTTGCTGTGGCAACCGAATTCGGTCGGGTGTCGGTAGATATCGGACCGGATCAAGTTGTAATCGAAGACGAAGAACTTCTGTGGCTGTTAGAAGTAGCGTAACCACCAGTTAGGAGATCGGACCAGATGCCACCACTTACACCGGTAATCGATACACTGGAATCCGTTGCGGAACCAGTGCGGCAGTTCTACGAACCACGTGACGGGAAGTTCGTTCTTTCGTTGTCCGCAACACCGCCCGGATTCGTGCCGGCAGCCGATCTCGCTGTGGCCAATGGCAGAGTCGTTGAGTTTAGGACCAACAACGTGGCGCTACTCAAGGAGGTCGAAGAGCTCCGTCCGATCAAAGCGGCGGTAGGTGATCTGGATATCGCTGCGGCCAAGAAGGCCGTGGTCGATCTTGCTGCGTTGAAGAAGACAGGTGTTGCAAACCCGGATGATATGACTACCCAGATTCAGGCAGCGGTAGCCGCAGCGGTGAAACCGTTGCAGGATACGATTAAATCGACGCAAGAAACCGCAGCGGCGAATCTCAAACGTGCCGACGACGCCGTATTCCGATCTCAGCTTCAGGAGAAATTTACGAAGGTCGGTGGCAAACCGGCTGCGTTGGATTTCGTCTTTGGGCAAGCACAGTCAATGTTCGACGTCAAGGATGGTGCGGTGGTTGCCAAACCGACCAAGTTCAGTTCTGAACGTCCCGGCGAACCGTTGGGTATGGATGAGTGGCTCATCGGGTTCGCTAAGACAAACGATTTCGCGTTTGGACCTTCGACAGGCAGCGGCGCGGCTCCAGTCATCGGCGGACAGCAGACGTATCCTGCGGGGCAGGAAGTGTTGAAGGATCCGACGCCAGCACAGTTGGGTGATCCGGTAAACTCGAAGAAGATCCGAGAAGGTAAGATGCGGGTGGAGCATTCGAACCCGGCGTTGAAGTAGGTTTCGCGGTGGTCCTGCTCGGTGAGTGGGGCCACCGATCGTTCTCCGTTCTATGGGAGTTCGTCCTCGGTGAGGAATGACTCCGGCATATCTTCGGTGAAGACCGTGCCCGGCTCCGGTGGAGTTGCTGACGTCAATCGGAAACTGACAGTCAAGGAGACTTCACATGGCAGGAGCTATTGTAACAACGAACATCCTGAGCACGATTGTTGCGATGGGTCTCGCGACCCTCCGTGAAAATCTGGCCATGGTGTACATTGCGAATCGCGACTACGAAGGATTCATCACTGCCGCAAAACGATTTGCGACGGTGAACGTATCCGTCCCTGCGGCGGTCACAACCCGCACAGTCGCGCCGGACGTGGTGCCGCCCGCAGTCACGGCGGTTACACCCACCAGTATCCCGATCACGTTGACCGAATGGAAAGAGGCACCGTTCGCGATGGACGACAAGGGCTTGTCCCAGGTCGATCGCGGCATCCTCCCCATGCAGGCGTCTGAAGCGATCAAGTCGCTTGCCAACGGTATCGAGGATTTCTTGTGGTCCAAGTACCCTGCGTCATACGGCTATTCCGGTACGGCTGGTGTGACTCCGTTTTCAACGGATACCGGCGCGTATCTCGACGCGCGCAAGGTTGGAAATCGGCAGTTGATGCCGATGGATCCTCGGTTCATGGTTTTGGATGTGGACGCAGAAGCCAATGCGCTCGGTCTGCGTGCCTTTCAGGATGCGTCGTTCCGTGGTGATACCGACGGCATCATCAACGGCTCCATCGGTCGGAAACTCGGCGCCAACTGGCTTATGACTCAGCGGGTGCCGACGCATACGTCTGGGACGTACGCGTTTCCTGGTACACCGTATGAGATCAACAACGGTGCGGGCTATCCAATCGGTACCAAGACGGTTACGGTGGATGGTGGCGCACTCGGCACGTTGGTCGCGGGTGATATCATCCATTTCTTGGGTCTTACTGGTGTGACCGGTCATTCACAGACCTACACGGTTGCGTCAACCGTAGGTGGCTCCACCATCACATCGATCACGTTCGAACCGGGTCTCGTTGCAGCGGTCGTGGACAACGAGGATATCGGCAAGAAGGGCACACACGTGCTCAACTCGCTCATCCACCGCGACGCGTTGGCGTTCGCAATGGCACCGTTGATCGACACGGTTATCGTACCGGGTGCGAGCAATACAGCGGTGGCGATCGATGAAATCTCGGGGTTGGCGTTGCGTCTCGAGGTTACTCGTCAGCATCGGCAGGTGCAGTGGTCGTTCGATGCGTTGTACGGTGCAACGGTCGTGCGTCCGAATGCGTGGGTCCGTCTCGCTGGTTGACATGAATGGGTGAACCGCGGATGGGCCGCGGTTTACCTCCTTCATTACTTAAAGGAGATCATTCATGGACTCACGTATGTATCCGGAAGGACGAGGGCAAGCGGTCGCTAAAGCCGTTACGTTCAACGGTGCTCCGTTTCAATTCGTTACGCAGATGGCGAATATCCTGCGGACACGTGTCACGATTGCGAACGTCAATCTCGGTATCGATCTGTTGCCGGCTATTCAAGGTATTCGGTGGCAACTGCTCGATGCGAAGATGATCTCAGTCGGTGGTGCGGCAGGTGCTGCAACCACGGTTGACATCACGGCTACGCAGTCAGCGGCGTCGGTAAAGTTGTTGGCGTCAGCGATTGCGGCTCTGACTCAGTCGGCAGTGCTCCGTGCGGGTGCAGCGAATGCGGTTGTACTTGCTGATGGTGCGTCATTCGCATTGTGCGACAACAATGCGGCGATTCGTGCCAGTAAGACCGGTGCGTCGTTGACTACCGCAACACACATCGATTACTTCCTCGAGTATCTGGCGGTCTTGGCGTCGTAATACGCCATGCCCGTTTCAGCACTCGATACCACTGCTGGATCCGCTACTGCCAACGCCTATGTGACGTTGGCGGTGGCCGATCAGTATCATCTGGACCGTCCGGCGGTCGGGACCACGTGGTCGGCCGCTACTACCGACCAGAAAAATGCCGCTATTCTATGGGCCACAAAGCTCATGGACAATGCATGGTTCTGGTACGGGTATCCAACCGACGCGATTCAAGCACTCCTCTGGCCTCGGGGTGCAATGATGAAACCCAACGGATGGGAATTTGTCGATATTCACACGATACCGATTGAGCTCCAACAGGCCACTGCTGAATACGCGCGGCAGCTACTGGTCTCGGATCTTGCGGGTAACTCGGATCTTGAGACGTTTGGAGTGACATCGTTTCGAGCAGGTCCGGTGGCATTTACTTTCAAGGATTCCGTATTCGCGAAACCTGTCCCAGATACGGTGTTCTTGCTCATCCCCGAAAGCTGGGGGTATCCGAGGGGTCGGTCCACTGGGGTTCGGGATTTGTTGAGGGCATAACATGACGAGATTTGGATTGGGCGTACGTACGTCGAATGTCACCAGTGGACAAGCACTGTGCGAGATCATTGCTGGGAATGTCGGTTGCCGAGTATGGCCGATGTTTCTGACACTAGCTACAGCGGTGACTGGTGTGTTTGGAATTGGACGACCCGCTGCTGTGGGGATTACACCGACGACACCAGTTCAATTTCTGGGTGATGGACTGAACGCGGTATCAACGTCACGAGTGGCATTGGCGTGGGCTACAAGTCCTACGGCACCGGCGTCATTCTATACTCGGATCTCGGCTCCGGGAACTGTTGGGTCGTTCTGGACGATAGGCATGGCACAGGGGATCTGGGTGCCGCCGGGGCAGACCCTCACACTTCACAACATCACTGGAGGTCCCACGCTCGATCTCACAATCGAGATTTCGGAGTAGCCCATGGGGTTGATGGATCTGGCGCATTCGATGATTGAGTTTGCGGATAACTTCACACAGGCGCAGGGTGTGCAGGCAACGGTGCAGCACGAGTCGTTTATCTCCGGTGGTGGCGCGGGAAGTTCGACTCACATGCCGCCGGTGGCGCGACCAGCGATTGTGGAATACAAACAACGGGAGGTGCGTACATCGTCTGGTGAAGTAGCGATGAGTGCATCGACCGTAACGTTTTTGGACCCAACCGTGGAAGTGGATATCAACGATCGGATTACGTTACCGAACGGTGAATCGGGTCCGATCTTGGCACTCGGTGCGTTTGTTGACTCAACCCAGAAACCGATCCTGACAGAGGTCTATCTTGGCTAGCGTACCGACGTACCGTGGTGCGGATAAGATGATTCGGAATCTGGAGAAGCTCATTAAGTTTTCGCCGGATGAGTTCGCTCGCGCGCTTGCGCAAGAAGTTGAGGAGGTCGAAGTTCCGGAATGTCAACGTGTGTGCCCGAAGTTGAGCGGAGACCTGGCCGATGGGATCCATATGGAAGGTCCGCAACGAAATGGACGGCATATCGTGTGCTCGATCGTTACAAGCCAAGCACAAGACGAATATGCGTTGATCATCCACGAGGATCCCGATTTGCAGCATACAAACGGAGAATGGAAGTACATCGAGAACCCGTTGAAAGATAGCGCACCGCACATGAAGGATCGGATCGCCGCACGTATTGATTTGAACAAGGCGTTGTAACTATGGCACTATCAACATTCACAGCCGATCTCGTGGTTCTGCTCCAAGATGCGGGATTGGGCACGTACGGTCTCGAGATCTTCAAGGGTCAGAAGGCGATCATCCCGGCGGGTTCGGGACCGTATACTTCAATCATCGCAACCGGAGGGGAGGGTGAATCAGGAACGCACAACCTATCCAGAACTGCTATAGCGTACGAACGTCCGTCCGCACAAATCGTCTGCCGTGCCGCAAAATACGAAGACGCAGAAACAGCAATACAGACCGCGTATTCGGCGTTGAATTTCGTAGATAAATTTGTGAATGGCACATGGTGGCGGAAATGCCGTCCGAAGCAGGAAGTGATGGAGCTACCGTTGGACGACAAAGCTCGAGTCCGACTGGTATTCAACATCGAAAGCGAGAAACGTGTATCACCAGCAACTAGCTAACAAGGAGTTCTAGCCATGGCAGCGACTGTTACGTCTAACATTCTGTTTCAGTTTCGGTCAATCCTTGCCAATACGGTTGGATTGGCCTCCGCGCAAGCATCCGTCGAAACGGGTGTCACAGCTGCGGTACCATCGGGTACCGGTGCGAATCAAGCAGATCGCATCTATACCGACGCAGCCAAGTCGATCTCCGGTGCGTTTGACTACGATCTGTCTGGTGCGTTGCTTGATGCACTCGGTGGTGCGTTCGTCCTCGCACGAGTCAAGGCCATTTTGCTGATCGCGGCAGCGGCGAATCCAGGCAACGTCATCATCGGAAACGATGCGGCATCGCCTGCGCTTGGATTCGGTGCCATCACACACACCTGGGCGGTGAAACCTGGTGGCATTTTCTTCGTATATGCGCCGGACGCGGTCGGCTGGGCAATCACCGCAGGCACCGCGGATATCCTCCAGGTCACACCGTCGGCGGGTACGTGCATCTTCGATCTCGCGATTCTCGGCTCCAGCGTGTAAGGATTCGGTTCATCCGTCTAAGGAGAAACGTTCATGTCAAACGCTGTAACAACTACTGGGATCCTCATCAAGCGGGCACCGTTTGCGACACCGACCGCATTCGTGACCGTTGCTGAGTTGACGGAAATCGATCCAGGGGGAATGAGTCGGAACAAGATCGAGACATCGACGCACAACGACGGTTCGGAGAGCCATGTGCTCGGTATCTTGCGGCAGATGGATCCGACGATGAAGATCAACTACGTGGCATCGGAGGCCACGCATATCCTCATTCTGGCGGACATCACGAGCAACGTGAAGAACGCATGGCAGATTCTATTTCCGTCTGGAAAGACACGAACTGGGTTTGCCTATATTCAGCAGTTCAAGTTCGATCCCGCCCCAGTGGACGGGAAACAGGGTGCGTCGTTGGCGCTCACATGGGCCGGCGTCGTTACAGAAGCGTAATTCGTAAATCAACAAGGAGTCACCACCATGACACTTCTCTCAGCAACGAGCGTATTAGATGCACCAGACCTCAAAGAGGAGATCGTTGAAATCCCGGAGTGGCCGGCTGACGGCGCTCCGGGAAAACTTCGTCTCCTTGAAATGGATGCGGAACGAACGCAGTTATTCACCACGGCGATGGAAACCCATGGAGTTGATGGGATGTCCGTCATCCTGATCTTCTGTGCAGTGAATGAGGACGGTGCGCTCCTCTTCACCATGGATGATCTCGCACGTATGCGGAAGAAGAACTTCCGAGTGTTGGATCGGTTGCAACGCATCTGTCTTAGACTGAATGGGATGGGTGCGGAAGGTCGGGCGATACTAAAAAACGCCTAGTGCGGGGCGGTCGTCGCCGCTTCGCCTATCGACTCGCTAGGGCACTCGGTATCGTACACGTCGATCGGATGCTCCGTGAGATGTCGTCGACTCAATTTGAGGAATGGCGAATGTTCGAAGAACTTGAACCTTTCCCAGATGAGCGGGCGGATTGGAACGCGGCGCATATCGTGCAAGCATTAATGCGAACTGGTAAGCAATTGCGTGAGTTCATGCTTCCGTTTGGTGATTACGATTCTGTATCGATACCGATAGCTCAACCGGTGGAGTTTCAGGAACGAGTCATCGATGATTGGATTTTCGTGAACAACGCGATCTTCGCGGCGAAGGCAGGTCGAAATTGACAGATATCGGCGTTGTCAAAGGTTTAATCGATCTTCAGGACGACTTTACCAGCAAGCTGGGGTTGGCCAAAGCCGCGCTCAGTAATTTCTCAGAAGAAACTCAACAAAGTCTCATAGCAACGGCTGGGGCTGTGGGATTGGCCACTGCAGCTATTGGTGCGGTTACTGCTGCAGTAATCGCACTCGGTAATCGCGGTGCTGATATTGCGGACGTTGATGCGACTCTCGAGCATTTTGCAGGTAGTGCCGAGGGCGCCAGTGAGATCATGGAGAAGTTGCGTACTGGTACGAAAGGTACGATCGACAACTTCATGTTGGCCAAGGATGCCGCACGGTTGTTGTCGGCGGGGGTGAAGCTTACCGCCCAAGATTTCGGTGTGCTCGGTGAAGCTGCGTTCGTACTTCAGAATAGGGGGTTAGGTACAACACAAGAGATGTTGGATCTGGTATCCAACGCTATGGTCACGGGTCGTACACGTGCGTTGGCCATGGCTACCGGAGTGGTCGACGTCGGTGACGCTGAAGACAACTTCGCCAAGTCGCTGGGTACCACCGCTGAGAAATTGTCGATGACGGGAAAGGCGGAAGCGCATCGTATTGCCGTGCTCGATATCTTGAATCGTGCGGTCAGAGATGCCGGGCAGCAAGAGCGTGACTTTGGGGAACAACTTGACGCGAGCCGGGTTGTTGTTGAGAATTGGATTGATGATCTGGCGAAATCCATTGCTCAATCGTCCGTGTTCGCCGCCGGTATGAAAGAAGCCGGTGTAGCGGTTATGGATGCGTTTGGAGGTGACAGCGAGGATTCGATCAAGAATATCGTTCATGCAGTGGAGCAGGCAGCGATCGTTGCGATCGATTTCGGTATCGGTGCCGTAGAAACGGCGCGAATAGTCCATGTCGCGTGGTCGGTCATTAAGACGGCAGTACTCGCAGTTGAAGGTGCGATTTCAAATGTCATCGGACTGCTCGGATCTGCTGGTCTGAAAGCCGCAGAAGCGGCGGAGATGATGGGAGTCGGATCCGCTGAGACCACCGCCATGTGGCGGGGGTTCCGTGATGCGATCGAAGAAACCACTGCTGGGTTAGTTGCCGAAACACAAGAAGCTGCGAAAGGAGTCACCGGACATTCTGAATTCGATAAGACGCTTGACAAACTTGGCGGAACATTGTTCCGTGTCAAAGATGCGATGGAAGCCGCAGCCAGCGCTACCGACAAGGATTCGGAGGCTACTCGGATTCTCGATACCAATACAAAGAAGCTTGCCGCAGCGCACAAAGAAGTCGAAAAGAGTATGTTGGATCGCGGCAAGATTGCGGATGAACTTGCGAAGATCGAGAAGAAAAGTTTGGAAGAAACCGCTAAGCTGTGGGCGGAGTACGCGTCGATCGTAGTTAAGAATACCGGTACTGCTCGAGACGCAGCCAAAGCGGAAGTCGAACAACGATTCAATACAGCAGTAGCTGCACTCGAGAAACTCGATCCGAAGTATAAGGAGCATTATGCGGCATTGCGTGCGGTAGCCGACGAAACCTTGAAAGGCCTCGCAGCGAACTGGGCATCCGTGTCGAGTACGTCCATTGAAGGGATGCGGCAGGAAGCCGAAGCGGCGCGAGAAACGTACAATCAAATGCAAACTGGGTCGTTGCATTTCACCCGTGAAGCACTTGATGCTCAACTCCAGAAGACAAGGGATCTGGAAGATGCGGCACGTGGGATGGGAAAGTCCTACAAAGACGCATTCGATCAAGCGGCTGCGGCAGCGAAAGAGTTAGCCGATGCGCAGGCAGCTGCGGCGAAAGCGGAGAAGGAGCGTAAGGAAGCGAATATGGCGATGGGTGGCTCATTTGAAGTTACCCGCGAAAATTTTGCTGCGTCCGCACGTGGGATGGGTGCGGATCCTGGATTGGTCGAGAACTTCCTGAAGAAGGGGTACTCCTTCCAGCAAGCGATGCTGTGGTCCAAGCATCCGGAATGGCCACCACCACCGAGTCCTGGACCCCGAGTGGCAGGATTCGCCGAGGGCGGTACGATCATGGTAGGTGAGAATGGTCCGGAAGTCATACGTGCGCCACTTGGCTCGCAAGTATTCCCGACCGGCACAGGGCCGGGAAATGGAGGTGACACGTTTAACGTCACCATCAATGTCAACGGCACCGAACGAGAGGTGGCTCAAAAAGTCGGTCGCGAGTTCATGCGCCAATTGAAAATGCGTCGCCAGTTCGGTGCCGCCTAAGGAGATAGTATGCTGTACGGACGTTCTTTCTTTGAAACACTTATCAGCGCACAGGTCGACGGTATTGCGAATACCGCCGGCACCGCTGCGTCCGCGATTCCGGCGTCGGCGAAATTTACATTGCCGGCGAACACGTGCCAGATCGGTTCGGTCTTCAAGATCGAAGCAAGTGGAAAGATGTCATCGGTCATCACCACACCAGGAACGATGCGGTTTGATGTACGGTTCGGTACACCCATCGTGTTCGACGGACTCGCGGTATTGTTGGATACTGTCGCTGCGCATACGGCCGTAGGGTGGTGGCTCGAGATCATGTTGACGTGTCGTGCGATTGGCGCGACCGCATCGGCAAACTTTATTGGCCACGGGAAATTGACCTGTGAAGCTGTCAAAGGTTCCGGTACGATGCCACTGGGTTCGATGGTAGCGATGTTACCGTGGAACTCAACCCCAGCTGTTGGTACTGGGTTCGACAGCACGATCTCAAACGTTATCGATATGTTCTTCACTCAAACGGTTGCAACTGGGTCGATGACCTTGCAGCAGTACACGCTTTCGTTGATGAACTAACATGGCTGTCATTGTCAACCCACCGGTTGGTCCGGGACGATTTCGATCTCGGACTCTTGGCGACGATACATCGCCGAAGATTTATTCGGTCACTCCGAATTCGGATCGTGCCGCAGGTGGAGTAGCCGTTACAATAACCGGTACGAATTTCTTTTCAGACGCTATCGGAACGAAGCCGACAGTTACGATTGGAGGAGTTACAGCTACAAGTATTGTACTGGTCGACTCCGGTACAATCACATGCGTTGCACCAGCGCATGCGGTGGGGCTAGTCGATATCGTAGTTGTGAATCCAAACAGTCAATCGAGTCTGCTTGAAAATTCGTTTACGTATTACGATACGGTCATTTTCTTCGTGACACCGAATTACGGTCCTATTGCCGGTGGGACGTCAATTCAAGTTATCGGTGCGAATTTCAAACCCGCTCCAACAGTTACGATTGGAGGTGCCACTCCGCCTACGGTAAATCGGATTGACTCGCAGCATCTGTCGATCGTTACCCCATCACGTCCATTCGGCCCAGCCGATCTGGTGATTGACGGAGTAACACTTCGAGGCGCGTTCGTCTATACGTTGCTGACACGAGGAGAGGATCTTCGACGAAACCCGTCAATCCGTATCTCTGAAAGTATTAACGCGCCATCGACATGCGCATTTACAGTAGATGGCCGTAGCTCACCGCCGTCTGCTGGAGAAGAATTCGTAT